AAAAAGCTTCTCATTTATATTTAAAACATAACAATCACCATAAAGCAACTGAGCAACACACAGACAGAGTTTCAGGAGTTCTTACAGTTGAAAGTTGGATTAAGGAAGGTGAGCAAGATAAGTCTAATTTATACGGTTTTGACTTACCTATCGGAACTTGGTTCGTGAAAATGAAAATAGAAAATGACGAGGTGTGGAGCAAGATTACAGATGGAACTTTACGCGGTTTGAGTATAGAAGGATATTTCACAAATAAATTTGAACAAATGAATAAGAAAGAATTTACAAACGAAGAAGTTAAGACAGCACTAAAAGAATTGTTAAGTGTTCAGAAGATTGATTTAAGAGGTAGGGCTAAAATTTCATCTTATGCTCAAGATGCAGAAAAGATTTTTTGGGATATTAAAAAAACTGCAAAACAAGAATTGTCTAACGCTGCTCAGGGTATTCAGAATGACAGAAAAAAAGTCAAAAAAATATTAAATGAAGTTCAAGATGACTATGCTGAATTTTTGAAAAGCCTAAAAGCAATAGGCATAAAACCTAGTGAAGTAAAACAACCAAGAGAATTTGAGTTAGCAATAAAAGAAACATACGCTTGGGATGAAAAGCTGTTAAATTTAGCAAATCAAATTGAAAAAATAAAAGTATAATATGAAACCAACACAAGAACAAATACTAAGTGCTTTAAACAAGCTAATAAGAGAAAACAAAACTGAACTAAAGACTGAGAAGGTTGAGTTGACTTTAACAAATGACGCAAAAGCAGTAGTCAAAGAAGGTAAGGCATTACAAAAGAAAATGATATCAGCTTATAAACCTTTTAAAAAGTTAGAAAGCGATTATGAAAAAATCTATAACAGAATACAGGACTTTTTAGGCGAAACAGAAAGTTTAACAACAAAAGCAGAAGCAATACAAAAACAAGCTAACTCTATATTTGATAAAATAGAAAAACAAGCAAAAGAATTAGGTGTTAATGTTAATGATATCCCTGTTGCTAAACAATTAGACGAAATTGCAGTAGATTTAACAGACAATATTACAGATATTGAAAACGCAAGACGACAAGCAAAAGACATATAATATCTAAAAATCAAACAAACTAAATATTAATCTATTATATACTATGGAACTAAAAGAACAAATCTTAAAAGCACTCGGACTTTCTTCAGAAGTAAAGTTTGAAGTACAAGCAAAATTAGTGGACGGAACAATTATCGTATCAACAGCAGAAGCTTTAGCTGAGGGTGCAGATATTTCTGTTTTAACTGAGGACGGAACTACTATTGAATTACCAATCGGTGAGTATGAAACTGAAGATGGTGTTACTTTTGTAGTTGAAGAAGCAGGTATTATTGCTACAATCGGTGAAGCTGAAGTAGTTGAGGAAGAAGAAGCTCCTGCTGAAGAAGAAGTAGTTGAAGCAGAGGAAGAAGAAGTAGCAGCAGAGGAAGAAGATGAAAAATCTAAATATGAAGAATTAGTAAAAAGAATTGAGTATTTAGAAAGTGTTATTGAAGAAATGAAAGGTGGTGCAGAAGTAGAAGAAGAATTAGCAGAAGAAACTACAGAAGAAACTACTGAGCCTTCAGAAAACCCAAGAACAGTAACAACTAAGACTACAGAAGTAGTTGAATTTTCAGTAGAAGAATTAAAAGCTGAGAATGAAAAATTAAAAGAAGAATTAGCTAAACAACCTGCTGATACATCTTTAAATACAAATAAATTCAGCGCAGAAAAAAGAAATGTTACTAAGCAGGATTTAAGAAGAATGACATCACAAGAGAAATACTTGTATAACTTATATAATAATTAAAAAATAAAAAAAAATGGCTTTTACAACAACAAGCAACTTTGCAGGAAAGGCAGCAGGATTCTACATCTCAGCAGCTTTAAAACAAGCGAACTCTTTAGATTTTATAACATCTATTGAAAACGTGAAATACAAAACTAATATCCAACGTATGGCAGGATCAGGCGCATTGGTTGCTGACGCAACGTGTGACTTCACTTCAGCAGGAACTCTTGCACTCACAGAAAAGGTGTTAGAACCTCGTAATCAACAAGTTAACTTAGAATTATGCAAGTTAACTTTGCTAGATTCTTGGGAAAGTTTACAAATGAAAGCAGGAGCAGGAGCTTCAGCACCTGCAAGTTTTGATGACTATGTAATTTCTTATATGGGAGAAATTATAGCAGAAGCAACTGAGAATAGCATTTGGAATGGAGCAGGAGCAGCAGGTGATTTTCAAGGGTTCTTAAATACTAATGGTTACTTAATGCCATCAGGATCTAATGCTGATGCAACAGTTACTCAATCTTCAGCTTCAGGAGCTTACACAGCAGCTAATATTATTGCTAACTTACAAACTTTAACAGCTGATATGGCTGCTAACATTTCAGCAGTATTGAGAAAAGATGATTTACATATTTATATGTCACCTAAGACTTATGCTTTATATGTATCGGCTATTTCTACTTTAGGATATGTAAACGCTTACAATATGAATGGAGATTATGCACCTGTATTTGAAGGGTACAAAATCGCTGTATGTAACGGAATGTTAGATAATCAATTAATTGCAGCTGAAAAGTCAAATTTATATTTTGGTACGGATCTTTTGAGTGATAGTACACGTATAGATTTGATTGATATGGCTTTTACAGGTTCTGACAATATGAGATTAGTTTGTCGTTACTCAGGTGGAGTTCAGACAGGAGTTGGAGCTGACATTGTAAGACAATCATAATAAAACAAATAAACGGGAGTGGTGTAAAAACCATTCCCTTAACCTTTTAAAAAAATAAAAAATGGCGTGTACAATACTTACAAAAGGGAGAGGATTAGACTGCTCTAGATCTTTAGGAGGTGTAAAAAATGTTTTTTTTGGTGTTTATGACCAATTTGATGCACCTACAGATGGAACAGGAATAGTAGTAGCTTCAGGGCAAGTAACAGATATTGAAATGGGTTCTAACAAAATCTACAAATATGCTTTACCTAAAGGAACTGCTAGTGTTACCGAAACAATAAATGGTTCTACAGAAGCAGGAACGATATATTACACTCCTTCTATTACAGTTCAATTAAACAAATTGACGAAAGAAGATCAGAACGAATTAAAAGCATTAGCACAATCTAAACTTGTCGTTTTTGCAGAATTAAATCAAAGACTTGCTACAGGGCATAATGTTATCCTTTGTTTAGGTGTTAAGAATGGTATGCACTTGAACGCAGGTACAAACGCTTCAGGAGCAGCTTGGGCAGACAGGAATGGTTACGAATGGACGCTTGACGGAATGGAGCAAGAGCCAATGAGTTTAGTTGCTGACTACACTGCAACACCATTTGATAACTCAGGGTTTAATGTAACAATAGATGCAGATTAATCAGTAGTCTTTATCATATTTTCTTGATTGGGGTGGGCTTTTGCTCACCTTTTTCTTTTACAATAAAAACAAACAACATTAATTTCTATTATATAGTAGAACTAAAATCAAACGAATGGGAGCTTGTACAAATTTGAGTAAGGGTAGAGGAATTGATTGCACTAGAAGTGCAGGAGGAATTTTGAATGTATATCTAGCTAATTTTGAACAGATGTCAAGTATTACAGTAACATCAAGTGAGGTTACAGCTTTTACTATGACGGGACTTGACGCTACATTCCCTTTGTTTAAATACGCTTTACCAAAAAGAGGTGGAAGTGTAGCAGAAGTATTAAATGCAGACGCTAATACTTTAACTGCTTTATATTACACACAAGGATTGACTATTTATTTAGATAAATTAAGTAAAGAGGATCAAGACGAATTACATAGGTTTGGGCAAAGTAAATTAATAGCATTTGTAGAATTAAACCAAAGAAATGCAGCAGGACACAATGTAATCTTATGTCTAGGAATAGTAAACGGATTAAGATTAAATTCAGGAAATAATGCGTCAGGTGATAATTGGTCATCAGCTAATGGTTACGAATGGATTTTAACAGGTATGGAAAAAGAGCCAATGGCAGTATGTGCTGATTACACTAACACTCCTTTAGATAATGTAGCTTATGTGTATGGTGGAATTATTACTTCATAAACAAATAAATACAGATAATTTCTATTATATATTAGGATGATACAATTAACTTACGCTACAGCATATACATTTAATGTAACAACAGAAGATGTTAGAATAGATACATCTGTTCCTAGAACTCAAATAAGGCACTTATTTAAGTTTACAAATGATATGGACGGAGGTGTTAAATATGCTTATGGACGTAGTGAAACTATAAGAGATAGGTACACAAATATTACGCTACAACATAACACTACTGAAGATACATTTACAGGTACAATAAATTTTATTCCTAATGGCTATTGGAAATACGAAGTTTACGAAGTTAGTTACAATGGAACGGCAGTAGTAAATGCAACAAAAGCTCCTGCAACTGAAAGCACACCTGCAACTGACCAAGAGGGTGTTTATGGTACAGTAAAAGGCTGTGTTGAAATAGGTAAATTATTTGTAACTGAACAAGATGGAACTGAACAAGTTAAATACACACAAAGGCAAGAGCCGAGTGGAACGAATTATATATATTACGGACAATAAAAAAATAAAAAATGGCAATAGAAAATGTACAACAATTATTAACTGAGCAACTAGGTAAAAATGGTGGCACAGAAATATTTACAACAGCAGCACAAACAAGTAAAGATTGGTATTGTATTCACTTTCCTGTTGAAAGTGTAGTAGCTTCAATAACAGTAGCAGACGCAACAGGTGAAGCAGCTTTACAAACGACTTTACCTGCGGGAACTGTTATCTTTATGAATGTAACTGCAATCACTTTAACGAGTGGTGTTGGTATTGGTTATAAAGAGTAAGAGATGTTAGCACTTAAATTAGGAATGAGTATAGGAGGTTCTAATAGACCTATGGGTGGTTGGACACCTGCTAGTGAAGGAACTGATTTAGTTGCTTGGTATAAAAACAAAGAAGGAATTACTTTAAATGGTTCTGATGTTTCTGCTTGGGCTGACAGTTCTAGCAATTCTCACGATATGGTACAAGCTACAGCAAGTGAGCAACCTGCTTATAATGCTTCTACAGGTGCTTTAACTTTTGACAAAACAGCTGCACAAAATTTACAGACTACTAGTCAAATAAGTATAAGTGATGATTTTACTATCGGAATAAGATTAGATCCATCTGCAATAAATGGAATTGTTTTAGGTGATAACACTATAAATAATGAATTTTTTAAAATAAAAGATAGCACTACTTTAAGGTTTAAAACAGATGGAACGCAAGTTGATATTACTGTAAATGATGGAGATTTAACTGCTGACAATTATTTAGTAGTTACACGAGCTTCTGATGTAGTTAGTCTTTATGTAAATGGAACTTTGCAAACTGACACAGAAACTTTAGCAGGTACAGTAGATATTGACGCTATAGGAGTAAGAAACCCTGACACTAATCCTTATGACGGAATTATACAAGAAGTACAAATATACGATAGCACAAATGCAGCACTTACTGCAAACATAAATACTTACTTATCAACTTTATAATATGGAAAATATTTTAGCAATAAATTTAGCTTCATCAATTTCACCTGTAATTCAAGAGGTAAGAGGTCGTGACTATATAGAATACGGAACAGATGAATGGAAAAACTTATATCCACAGTTCCTTATAGACTTATACTATAATTCCTCTACACACGCTGCCATTATAAACGCAACAAGTGATATGATTTCAGGAACAGATATTGTTTGTATAGAAGATGATAATTTAGAAGCGTATGTAGGTCTTAAAAAGTTCTTAGCAAACGCAAATGGAAATGAAAGTTTACACGAGGTAGTTAAGAAATTAGCTTTTGACTTTAAACTTCAGGGTGGTTACGCTCTTAATATTATATGGTCGCAAGATAGACAAACAATTTCAGAGATACACCACATTCCTGTAGAACGAGTTAGAGCAGGTAGACCAAACGAATTAGGAAAAATAGACACTTATTTTGTAAGTGCTGATTGGGCAAACATAAGAGAAAACGAACCACAGCCTGTAGCAGCGTTTAATGTAAACGATAGGAGCACACCTAGTCAATTGTTATATACAGGCTCTTACAGTCCTAATATGGACATATATCACACTCCTGACTACAACTGTATGAATTGGGCTTTAGTAGATCAAAGAGTTGCTGAGTTCCATTTAAACAACATACAGAACGGATTTAGTGGCTCGTATTTCATCAACTTTGCGAATGGTGTACCAACTCGTGAGGAAAGAACACAAATAGAAAGAAGCATAGAAGAAAAATTTACAGGAGCAAGAGCGAGTGGGAAATTTGTATTGACATTCTCAGATAGTAAAGAAAACACTCCTGAGATAACTCCTATTGCAGTATCTAATGCAGACAAACAATATATCGCTTTACAAGAGCTTTTAATGCAAAATATTTTAACAGGTCACAGATGTACAAGTCCTATGCTTGTTGGTATTAACTCAGATAATGGTTTTGGTAGTAATGCAGAAGAATTGAATAGTGCTTTTGAAATATACCTTAATACGGTAATTAAACCATTCCAAAATAATATCTTAAAGACTTTAAATAAAATCTTAACAGTAAATGGTATCAATTTACCTTTAGAGTTTGTACAAAGCAAACCAATAACAACTATGTTTACTGTTGAGGATATGAAGGAGGTGATGACGGTTCAAGAAATTAGAAAGGAAATGGGATTGCCTGAGTTAAAAGAAGAAGAACAAGAAAATTTTAGTAAAGTAGGAATGATTGATGGCAAACCTGTATTTAGCACAATAGAAGAAGCTGAAGCACACGCAAAGACTATAGGCTGCTCAGGGTATCATACTCACGAATATAATGGTGAAACGGCTTATATGGCTTGTAAAGACCATTCAGAAGCAACTGAGCTTACTAAAATGACTGAGCTAGACCAATTTTTAGAAACAGTAGAAGATATACCTGAAGATTGGGAATTAGTAGATGAAGAAGTAGTTGATGGAGAACACGCTGATTTTGATTTTGAATTAGAACTTAATAACATAGCTGATGAAAAGATTGAGTTGGCTAGTACAGGTAGAGCTTTACCAAGTAGGAAATCTGAGCAAGATGGTATAAGTAAAAAGACTTACGACTATTACAGAGTAAGATATGTTTATGCTGAGGATAATTTCTTAACTAGAAAATCAAATAAGAAAAGAGATTTTTGCAGACAAATGATAGGTCAAAAAAAGCTCTATCGTAAGGAGGATATTGAGAGAATGTCAAAACTTCCTGTAAATAAAGGTTGGGGTAAAGGAGGTGCTGATACTTACGATATTTTTCTTTACAAAGGAGGTGGTAACTGTCATCATTTTTGGTTAAGGC